GCGAGCCGCTGCTCAGGCTGATCGAGATACGGCGACCAGCGACGATGGGCGCGCCGAAGACTGGCGAGCGCCTCGACTGGGTCATCGTTGGCGGCGAGAGCGGACCGAAGGCGAGACGGTGTCGCGTGGACTGGGTCGAGGGCCTCATCCGACAGTGCCGCGAGGCATCGGTGCCGTGCTTCGTGAAGCAGCTCGGCGCCGATCCTCGAACGTCGATCGACCAGGTCCCAGACTTCGCGCCGCTCGTCAGTCATCGGGGCAGCGACCCGGACGAGTGGCCGCCGGAGCTGCGCGTGCGGGAGTATCCGGCCGAGAAAGCCGTGACCCCCAGCAAGGCTTCTGCTACACTCGCCGGCTGACAGCGTCCCTTCTTTCAGGAGGACCTCGATGATCCGACTCCTCGGCAGTGTCGCGCTCGTGGTGCTCGTCTTGTTCCTGACCGCGTGCAACCCACAATCCCCACTTCGACCGTCCGGCGACGACAGCCAAGAGGTCGACATCGACATCACGATCACGGCCAACCCTGTCGGCGACCGCGGCGGCAGTGGCATCACGAACCAGGCGCCGCGACTGACGGCACCGGGCGACCAGCAGAACACCGCCGGGGATGCGGTCGTCCTGAGCCTGACCGTCATCGACCCGGACGGCGACCGGGTCACGTGGCTCGCCGGCGGGCTGCCGCGGACCCTGACGATTGACGACACCGGGATCATCTCGGGGATGATCTCGCCGTCGTCGGCGGCCGACAGTCCGTTCGCCAGCATCGTCGCGGTCTCCGATGGCCAGCTCTCCGATTCGATCACCTTCACCTGGGTCGTGGATCCATGAGGGCGCTGCTGATCACGCTGCTCGTCCTCGTCGCCGTGCCGGCCTGGGCGCAAGACGATCCCGTTCCGGAGGAACGCGCGGAACTCCCGGCGCTGCCGAATCCCTTCGGGCTCGGCTGGGGCGCCGGCATGGGCCTGTCGGACAACTTCATCGGCGACCCGCTCGTCGAGGAGGGCGACGCGTTCATCGATGGCAACGACATCGTGCGCGTCACGCGGTTCCGGGACGTCAAGTCGCGGCTGATCCTGGAGAGCCATTACACGTTCCGCCTGATCAATGGTTCGCTCGGCGTCGGCCCGGTGATGTTCGTCCAGCCGGGCGGGAATCTCTTCACCGCGGCCGGCGGCGGGCTGCTGTTCGAGTTGGGCGAAGGACCGACGTCGTTCAACCTGATCATCGGCGGGCTGCTCGACTTCGACGTCACGCGCCTGCATCCCGACTACATCGACGGCTTCGAGGCACCGACGAGCCAGCTCGCGTTCGTCACGCGGGAGGAATTGCAGTTCTTCGTCGGCTTCGTCATCGGGAGATGACGTGACCCTAGCAACCGACCAGAGGCCCACGCCTCGGACGACGAAGCGACCGGCCTCGGATCCCGTAGTGCCGATCTCCTGGGAGTATCTCCAGTTCCATGCGCTGCTCGACGAGCTGCGTCAGCTCCGCACGTCGATCATGGCGCTGGTCTCGATGTTCGCGGTGCTGATCGTCGTGAGCATGATCGCCGTGGTCGGTGCGTTCGTGCACTGGTTCCTCTGATCTGTTGGACGTCTAACAATGGCCGACGACACCGACACGGGCCGCATCGGCTTCGCCGAACTCGGGCGCAGCGGCCTCAGCCAGTGGGGCGGGTTCATCGCCGAGGAGTTCCTGCGCGAGCTGCAAGGCCGCCGCGGGATGCTCACCTACCGCGAGATGAGCCTGAACGACGCGACCATCGGCGCCATCCTGTTCGCCTTCAAATACCTGACACGTCCCGTGACGTGGCGCGTCGACCCGGCGCCGGACACCGGGACCAAGGGCGAGGAGGTCGCCGACTTCATCGACGGCGCGCTCTTCAAAGATATGAGCTGGTCCTGGTGGGAGACGCTCAACGAGATCTTCTCGATGCTCGTCTACGGCTGGGCCTACTTCGAGGTCGTCTACAAGCGCCGCGGCGGGCCGGTCCTCGATGCGACGCAGCGATCGCGGTTCACCGACGGGAAGATCGGCTGGCGCAAGTGGGCGATTCGGGGCCAGGACTCGCTCGTGCGCTGGGACCTCGACGACCACGACGGCATCAACGGCATGTTCCAGCAGGCGTTCCCGACCTTCAAGCAGGTCTTCATCCCGATCCAGAAGGCGCTCCTGTTTCGGACCGACACCGAGCGCAACAACCCCGAGGGTCGGAGCATCCTGCGCACGGCGTATCGGAGCTACTACTTCAAGCGGCGCATCCAGGAGATCGAGGGCATCGGCGTCGAGCGCGATCTCGCGGGCCTCCCGATGCTGACGCCGCCCGAGAAGGTCGACATCTGGAACACGAAAGACGCGAAGATGGTCACGCTGAAGGGCGAGTCTGAGCGCCTCGTCCGATCGATTCGGCGTGACGAGCAGGAGGGCATCGTCAAGCCGTACGGCTGGACGCTGGACCTGCTCACGACCGGCGGCCGGCGCCAGTTCGACACGAACGCCATCATCACCCGCTACGACCAGCGGATCGCGATGTCGGTCATGGCCGACTTCCTGCTCATCGGGCACCAGAAGGTCGGGAGCTTCGCGCTGGCGTCGAGCAAGACGAAGCTCTTCGCGACGGCGCTCTCCGGGTTCCTCGCCGGCATCCGGGACGTCATCAACCGGCACGCGATCCCGAAGCTGGTCACGCTCAACGGCTGGGCGGAGGAGCTGAGCCCGACGCTCGCGTTCGGCGACATCGAGACGGTCGACCTGGCCGAACTCGGCAAATACATCACCGACATCTCCGGCGCCGGGCTGCTCTTCCCCGACAAGGAACTCGAACGCCATCTGCGCGCCCAGGGGAATCTCCCCCCACCCGAGGAAGGCGTCGACGCACCACCGGAACCGGACCCCGAGCCTGAGCCAGAGCCGGGCCTCCCTGACCCTGATGACGAGGACGAGTGATCCTCGCCGCCATCGCGAAGGCGAAGTTCGTCGACGTCGACGCTCCGTCGGCGGACTGGCGCCTCGTCCATCGGCAGAGCGACGCGATGGTGCCGGCGGTGCGCAGCGTGTTCGAGCGGGCCGTGCGCGCGGTGTCGCTGGCGACGCCCTGGGACGACGTCGAAGAGCGGCTCGCCTCGGGCAACCTCGAGATCGAACGGCTGATCCCCTGGGACTCGGTCGGCGTCGACGCGCTGATGAATCCGCTGACCAACCTCTTCCAGATGACGTTCGCGCGGACCGGACAGCTCGCCGCACGTCAGCTCCAACCGCTGATCGGGAAGCGCGCGACCAGGCTGATCTTCAAGCAGGTCGGGGCGGTGTTCGAGGTAGGCCACCCGCGCGCCTCGCGCTGGGCGGGGGGCAACGCGGCCGAGCTGGTCGTCGAGGTCACCGAACAGACGAAGTTAGGGATCCGGGCCGCGGTCGTCGACGGGTTCGAGATCGGCATCCCGCCGCGGGTGCTGGCTCGCGACCTCAAGCAGATCGTCGGCTTGAACTCCCGGCTGGCGCGTGCCGTCGTCAAGCGGCGGGGCGACCTCATCGCCGCCGGGCTGAGTGCCGAGCGCGTCACGCGCCTGGTCGATCGCTACGCCGCCCGGCTGTTGCGGTATCGCACGCAGAACATCGCGCGCACCGAGACTATCCGCGCGAGCGTCGAGGGGCAGCTCGAAGCCTGGCAGCAGAACCGGGACGCCCGCATCATCTCGCGGCAGCTCGTCAAGGAATGGATCGTCACACCGGACGATCGCCTCTGTCCGATCTGTGCGCCGCTGGCGAATGTTCAGGCCGACGTCGACGGGCTGTTCGATACGGCGGTCGGACGTCGCCGCGGGCCGCCGGCGCATCCGAGCTGCCGCTGCGCGATCGGGCTGGCGAACCCACGCGCCCAGATCGCGCCGCCGGCGCCGCGTCCGCCACCGCGTCCGCGGCCTCGACGGGTCGTGTCACCCGCGCGCGTGCGCCTGCCGTTCACTCGGCCGGGGCCACCGGTGATCGGGCCGGCGCCGCCGCCTGCGGTTCCCAGCGGGCGTGCGCCGAGACCTGCGCGGGGCCGAGTGGTCCGGGGCGTCCCGGAGAAGTCGCCGCTCCGGAGCGGGGCGAAGACCTCGGACGTGCCGCTTGTGGGTGGCGACAATATCAACGAGACCAGGAAGGTGGGCTTGCGGACAGCGACCGGGAAGACGGACACGGTGATCTTCAAGCCGGAGGCCGGCGAGCGGTTCCGCGGCACGCGCCGCTCCATCACGAACGAGAAGTTCCGCCTCGCCCGTCGCGAGGACCTGGCCTGGAAGGTCGACCGCGCCCTCGGCACGAACAACGTGCCGCAGACCGTCTGGCGTAACCTCGACGGCGAACCGGGATCGCTCCAGCGCTGGGTGCCGAACACCACGCCACAGATCGCCTGGCAAGGACGCGCGCTGACGGTCGAGGAACGCTACAAGATGGTCGTGCTCGACGTCGCCATCGGGAACACGGACCGGCATCGGAAGAACTGGATGCGCATCACGCGCGGTGCCAAGAGAGGCACGGCCGTCGCCATCGATCACGGCTACTCGTTCCCGTTTGGGACCCCGCGCGATCCCGGTGGCTTCCGCGAGTTCCGATCAAGGCCCGCCGCCGGCGTGAGTCTCACGGAGAAGATGCCCGAGGGGATGCGGCGGACGCTGCTGAAGAATCTCCAGGAGACCAACTGGGAGGATCTGATGGGCGGCCTGGACGCGAGGGAGCGTTCGGCGATGCGGTGGCGCTTGAAGTGGTTGGAGCAGCGGCTCCAGCGGAACGACTTCGACGTGGTCTTTCGAGATTACAATGGGCGGCTTGGCGGCTGGCGCGCAGGAGTGCCGCGGGAGTAAGCGATGGCTGGGAACGTGGTCGAGATCTGGCGGCTGACGGAAGACACGGGAGAAGACCGGCTCGATGGTCGCGTGCGCCTGGTCGACGGCCGGATCCGCTTCGAGGGACTGTCGGAGACGTTCGTCGCAAATCTGCACGAGGACGGCATCCTCGGCAAGCACGCCGACCGCGGCGAGGTCTTCCCGAAGGATGGCCGGAAGTTCCTCGACGCGCTCCCGTTCGAGTTCTTCAGCGCCTATCTCCGGGCGGTGTTCGCCGACGAGACACCGTGAACACGACGACGCTGGTGCTCAAGGAGATCATCGGGAAGGTCGAGAAGCGGCGCGACGAGATCGACCGCGCCACCGACCTGCGCGCCGTGGTCGTGACCGTGCGCATGAAGCCGGGCCAGTTCCCCCCGCAGATCCAGTTCTCGACGACGATTGTCGAGAAGGGTTGACACCGGGATTCGAGGCGCCTACAGTATTCGATTGACAAGCAGGTCGGCGCCAGGTCGTCGGGGGACCTGAGTCGCCGGCCTATTATTTCTGGACCGCGACAGCATGGACGCGGCAACCGAGCACACCGCTCGGGGGCCGGGTCCTTTTTTTTGGCCCATGCCGGTCGGACCGTATGCCACGTTCGGGGAATGAGTCGCCTCGCAGCGCCGGCGTGGCCGGGGCCAAGAATCAGCGCGTCGCATCTGCGGCGCGATAGAGCAGCAGATGAGCAAGGACCGCCTCGGCGCCGTCCGCGAGCTGTTCTCCGGGCTCGCCAAGATCCTCGGTCCGGATCCAGACGTCCATCTCCCCGCCGACCTTCGGCCCGACGAGGGCTACTTCCAGATCAAGAAGTTCAACGACGAACAGCAGCTCGTGTTCGGCTGGGCCAGCGTCTCGATGCGCGTCGACGGCGAGCTGATCGTCGATCGGCAGGGCGACATCATCGAACCCGACGAGCTGGAGAAGGCGGCCTACGACTTCGTCCTGAACTTCCGCGGCTCCGGCGTCCAGCACGAGGGCGACGAGCAGGGCCAGATCGTCGAGAGCGTCGTGTTCACACCGGAGAAGCTCGCCGTGATGGGCCTGGCCAAGGACGCGCTCCCGCTGGGCTGGTGGATCGGCGTGAAGATCACCGACGCGGCTGTCTTCAAGCAAGTGAAGGAAGGCAAGCTGCCGATGTTCTCGATTCAGGGGTCTGCGGAACGTGAAGAGGCAGCCTAGTGGCGAAGCCGAAGCCGAAGCACTTGCGGAAGCTGCGCATCACCCGCGTCGACCTGGTCGACCGCGGGGCGAACCAGGACGCCGACGTGTTGCTGTTCAAGCGCGACGACAAGAAGTCGCCGCCGAAGGAGCCTGACATGAAATTCGACCTCACGCTGGCGCGCACCCACGCAGGCGACGATCGGGAACTCCGGAAGGCACTCGACTGGATCGATGACGTCCACAAGGGCCTCGCGTCGGTGGTGCAGAAGCAAGAGGCCGACGGCCCTCGCGACGGCACGTTCAACGACGTGATGGCGCGCCGCGGCGCCCGGAAGGTGATGATGCGCGTCCAGGAGTTCGCGATGGCCCTGGACGAGACCATCGCCCGCATCGCGGACGGGAACGCGCAGCACAAGGACGGCGACAGGAAGACGCTGCTGAAGGACGCGGTCGAATCGTTCGTGCGTGCCGTCAAGGCTGACCTGCCGAAGTTCGTCGACGCTGAGATGGGCGGGATGTCGAAGCAGGATCGCGAGCGTCTGGAAGACGTGGCGAAGCTCATTCGTGGAGGAGAACCGACGATGACTGACACGAAGAAAAAGACCGACGACGGCAAGAAGCCGGCCGCCGACATGGGCGCGCTCCGCAAGATGTTCGCCGGGTTCGCGCGGCTGATGGGTGCCACCGAGGACGACGTCAGCAAGTTCGATCCGTCGAGCGGCGACGAGGACGTCTGGAAGGGCGTCAGCCCGCAGCTCCGTGCACGGATCGAAGCGACCGACGCGGCGACCAAGGTCGCCGCCGCGGCCGAAGTCACGAAGCGCGAGGCCGCCGAGAAGCGCGTCGCGAAGCTCGAAGAGGAGCGCACCCTGGCCGCGGTCACCGCGGAACTCCAGACCTACAAGAGCATGGGAATCGATCCGACCAAGGACGCGGCCCTGTTCTCGAAGATCGTCGGCGGGCTCTCGAAGGAAGAGGCCGATCGCGTCCGCGAGATCTTCAAGAGCGCGGACAGCACGATCGAGACCGGCAAGGTGTTCGCCGAGCTGGGCGCCCGGAGCGTCGGCGTCCCGGCGGGCGATGCCGATGCGGAGATCGAGAAGCGCGTCACTGCGATCCTGGCGAAGGCCGAGAACAGCAAGATGACGCGGGACGAGGCGCTCGATCAGATCATGCGCGAGGACCCGGCGCTCTACGAGAAGTATCGCAAGGAGAACCAGGTTCGCGTGTAGCCGAGCCGCGATGCGCGGCTGCGCTCGTCTACCCCGGCCACTCTGAAGGAGAGCAACGATGGCAATCGACTCGAATCTCTACACCATTCCCGGCCTGAAGGCCGAGAAGGATCTCTCGTCCCATCAGTTCAAGGCGATGGAGCTGTCGGGCGCGTTCCAGGTCGACCTCCCGGACAGCGCCGCCGACATCGTGGTCGGGATTCTTCAGAACAAGCCGGCCGCTGCGGGCCGCGCGGCCGAGGTGCGTCAGTTCGGCATCACGAAGTGGAAGGCCGGAGCCACGATCACGGTCGGCGCCCGCGTCGGGACGACCAGCGCCGGGCTGGCCGTGGTGAAGACGGCGAACAACGACTGGTTCAACGGCATCGCGTTGTCCGCTGGCGACAACGGCGAGATCGTCGAAGTGCTGTTGACCGGCGGCGGCTACTTCGGCACCTAGTGCTGAGCGCGGCGCGTTGCTGACTGAAGGAGGCAACACGCGGCATTGAAGGAGAGAGGACACCATGCTCGTTCCCAGTCTGCTACGCAAGGCTCAGCCGACGGCGTCCGACCTACACATCGATCGGCTGCTGACGAACATCTCGATCGCTTACATGAACACGGCCTACATCGCGGACCAGATCTTCCCGATGGTCCCGGTGCAGAAGCAGAGCGACCGGATCCCGCTCTTCAACCAGAGCTTCTGGTATCGGGATGACCCGCGCGTGCGGGCGCCTGGCCAGAAGTCGGTCCGGGGCGGGTTCGACGTCGACAACTCGGCCATCTACTTCGCCGACCGGTTCTCGCGCGGCTTCGAGATCCCCGACGAGGTGCGCCGGAACGCCGACCTGCCCTACAACCTCGACCGCGACGGCACGCGGTTCGTCACCGACCGCATGATGATGCGGCGGGAGGTTGCGTTCGCGACGGACTTCTTCACGACGGGCAAGTGGACGACCGACAAGGTCGGGACCACGGACTTCACGAAGTGGTCGGACTTCGGGGGATCGACGCCGGTGGTCGACATCGACACCTTCAAGGACGAGGTCGAGGCGCTCTCGGGCGTGGAGCCGAACTTCTTCGTGATGGGCAAGCAGCCCTGGGTCCAGGTGAAGAATCACCCGACGCTGATCGACCGGATCAAATACACGCAGCGGGCGCAGCTCACGACTGACCTCGTGGCGTCGCTGTTCGAGTTCCAGAAGCTCCTGGTCGGCCGGTCGATTCAGACGACCGACCCGGAAGGCACGGCCGAGGGATCGGTGAGCTACAGCCGCATCTGGGGCAAGAACGCTCTGATGCTCTTCGTGCCGCCGGCGGCGTCGCTGCTGACCCCGGCCGCGGGCTATACCTTCGTGTGGCAGGTCGTCGCGAATGCGCTGCAATTCATCAAGCGCATGCGGGACGAGGAGCGGGAGGTCGACATCATCGAGGCGAACTCCTGGTTCGACCAGAAGATCACCTCGGCGCGCTCCGGCTTGTTCATGTCCGCTCTCGTCGCCTAGCGGCGAGCGGCGGCACGGAGGATCGGTATGGCGACACGCAAGCGCAAGGCGGCGAAGACTCGCCGCCGGCAACCTGTCCGACGCCGGAAGGCGGCGCCGACGCGAGCGCCGGTGCCGGTGCCGGTGCCGGAGATGACGGACGACGCCGCCCAGGCCATCGGGCGGCAGATCGCTGGCCCGGAGCCGGGAGGGTCCGGACCCGAGCGCGAGGCGCCGCAGACCAACATCGACTACTGGGCGACGCGGCCGATGGGCTACGGCAACGTCGACCTCGATCGGGGCCAAGTGTTTCGGCTCGTCGGCCTGCGCAACGACAAGCTCCTCGTCGATCTCGACTACTGCCAGCCGGTGCGCACGAGCGACCGCTACCCCTGTCGGGCGTGTGGGGCCGCGTTCATGGATCTCGGCTCGCTCGAAGGGCACGGCCGGCGCCGACACGAGCCGGCGCGGGTCGGGCCGCCGCCGCCGATGCGGATGGGGGACGAGACGGAGGTCGCGTATCAGGCGCGACTCGACCAGTGGGCGATTCAAGCCGGCGCCGCGACGGACGCGCAGATCGAACGGGAAGACACGCAGGCCGACGCTGTGCACCCGCTGAACCTGGAGAACACGGCCGCGAGCCGATCGGCCTAGCGCCACTAGCGCCAAGGGAGACGTTGACATGACCCAACGGTTTACGCACGACGTGGGATTGTTCGGTGGGATTGAGACCGATTCGCTGAAGGTCGCCGGAGCGTCGATCCTTCCGTTCCTGACGGGCAAGTCGGTCTTCTGCGACCCGGCGAACGGGAGCGACCTCTTGTCGGGGCGCACCCTGGCGCAGGCGATGCAGACGATGCCGGCGGCCTATGCGCTGATGACGGCCGGGAAGAACGACTTCATGTTCCTGGTGGGCAACGGGCAATCCAGCGGGGCCGCGCGCCTGACCGAGAACTTTGCGTGGAACAAGCACGCCACGCATCTCATCGGGATCGGTGCGCCCACGAGCTTCGCAGGACGGGCTCGCATCGCGCCGACGCTGGCGACGACGGCGTTCGCGAATTTCGTCACGGTCAGCGTGGATGGGTGCATCTTCTCGAACATCCACGCCTTCCAGGGATTCGACACCGGCACCACGGCTCAGATCTGCTGGACCGATACCGGTCGTCGGAACTACTACGAGAACTGCCACCTCGGCGGCATGGGCGATGCGGAGTCGGCGGCGAACGCCGACAGCCGATCGCTCCTCTTGGGTGGCGCCTCCGGCAAGGGGGAGAACACGTTCGTCCGGTGCACGATTGGGCTCGACACGATCCAGCGCTCCGTGGTGAACGCCAACCTGGAGTTCCAGAACGGCACGCCGCGGAACCGGTTCACCGAGTGCATCTTCCCGGTCTGGGGAGACGCCGGTCAGGACCAGCTCGTCATCCTCGTTGACGGGGCGAACGCGGTCGACCGCTATCAGTTCTTCGAGCGGTGCCTGTTCTACAACGTGCGGCACAGCGGGGCGGATCAGGCCGCCGTGGCGACCTTCACCAGTGCAGCGGCGAACGGTGACTTGATCTTCAAGGACTGCACGCGCATCCGGATCACCGACTGGGGGACGGACGCGACCTCGAACGCGCAGATCTTCGTCGGAGGAGCCTCGGCTGGCTCCACGAATCACGCCGGCGACGACGTCGGGCGTGGCATTGTGGCCGCAGCGTCGTAACCGGAACCGGGAAGGGCTGACAGGCTCCTGCGATTCGCCGGCGTCATGCTGGCCGGGGGCCTGTCGCTATTTAAGGGGACGTTCAGATGGCACCTACGCTGCCGCGCTACGGCTTCAACATGCTGCCGTCGACGACGATCGGCGCCGCCGGCACGGTCACCGGCATCCCGATCCCGCTGCGCGACGTCAAGCATCTCCAGGTCCAGGCCGTGTTCGTCCGGGCCGCCGGCGGGACCGACGTCAAGGTGTTCATCCAGACCAGCCTCGACGCCGGCGTGACCTGGATCGACATTATGAACCTGCGCTTCACGACGTCGACCGCGACGAAGGTGAGCGCGGCGCATCGCGACTCGCCGCTCGCGGCGGCGATCACGCCGACCGATGGCAGCCTGACGAACGACGTCGTCGTGAACGGGTTGATCGGCGACCGCGTCCGCGCGAAGGTCGTCTCGACGGGCACCTATACCGGCGTGACGACGCTCGCCATCGAAGCGGTGGCGCATCGGTGAGCTTCAGCTACTCGGGCGATCCGTCGGCGAGCGATCTGGACGCGGTTCGGTTCCTGATCCAGGACACGTCGACGCCGGGCGAGTTCCTCCAGGACGAGGAGATCACCTGGCTGCTGACGCAGGAGGAGAACATCTACACGTCGGCCGCGGCGGGCGCGCTGCTCCTGGCCGGCCGCTCGCACAACGTGAAGACGAAGAAGGTCGGCGACCTGACGATCACGTTCGGCGCGGAGATGTGGAAGGCGCTGGCCGAGTGGCTGCGCGGGCGCGGCCAGGGCTACCGCATCCCGACGGCCGGCGGGATCAGCATCTCCGACAAGCGCACGATCGAGCAGGACGACGATGCGGTCGCGCCGGACTTCTTCCGCGGCCTGCATCGTGACCCGCGGGCGCGCACGGTGGCGCGGGGGCATCACGACCACGAGCATCAGGTGTTGCCGTGAGCTTCGAGAACGACTTCCTCGACTGCATGCCGCACACGGTGCTGATCGCGCTGCCCGATGGCTCGTTCAGCGATCGCGGCAAGCCGAACTTCGCGGCCGACGTCTCGTTCACCGGGCGCATCGTCGAGAAGAACGAGAACGTGATCGACGACGAGGGACAGGAGCGCGTCTCGCGGCTCTCGATCTGGCTGGCGACGACGACCGTGATCACGCCGGCGGCGAGGCTCACGATGCCGGCGGGCTACACGCCGACCCAACCGCCCATCATCCGGGTCGAGCGCTACCCGGACCAGGAGGGCGATCATCACGTGGTGCTCCGGGTGAGCGCACGTGCGGCGTAAGGAGCGAGAGCGATGGCGCTGATGTCACTCCAGTTCCGGGGGCTGCGCGAGATGGAGCGGCGCATTGGGAACCTCGCCGTGCAGCATCCGCGCGTCGCGCAGCGGGCGCTCGTCAGCGAAGCCGAGATCGAGATGACGGAGATGAAGAAGCGGACGCCGGTCGATGTCGGCACGCTCCAGGACAGCGGCCGAGTCGAACCGATCCCGCCGCTCGGCATCAAGTGGGTCTTCGGTGGCGCGGCGAAGGACTACGCCATCGCGGTGCACGAGAACCTCGGGGCGTTCCACACGACGGGCCAGGCGAAGTATGTCGAGAGCGTCGTGCTGGAGTTCATCCCGCACGCGGCCGATCGGGTCGGGCGGCGCTGGGCCGCGGAGCTGGGATTGCGATGAGCAGCGCGAGCGTTGAGCTGGCCGAGTATCTGGAGGATGAAGGCGTGGGCACGGTCGGCACGGACATCTTCGTCGACAAGCAGCCGCTGGGCGCGGTCAACTCGCTGCTCATCGTCACCTATCCGGGCGCGCCGCCAGAGCATCGGATGGACGGGACGAGCGACGTGCGCTTCACGTTCCCGAACGTCCAGGTGCGCGTGCGCAACACCGACGACGCCACGGCGGTCGCGAAGGCGAACGCTGCCGCGCGTGCGCTCGGGAAGGTCGCGAACCAGACGATCGAGGGCACCTACTATCGGAGCGTGAACCTGATCCAGCAGCCGGGGCTCATCGAGCGCGATGAGAATGACCGGATGATTCAGGGCTTCAGCGCGCAGGCGGAACGGCAGGCGATTCTATGACGGCCGAGGCTCGAGACATTCTCCTCTTCGGCGGGAGCAACGACGGGCGCAACGCGCAGCTCGCGCACTGGATGACGAACTGCCCGGACCTGCACGCGTTCATGCCCGACTACCACCGGCTCCAGCTCGAACGCTGGATCTGGGACCGCCGGGGGGATCTGCGCGGTCGCGTCCTGGACGTCGGGGTCCAGAACGCGCGCCGCTGGATTGGGCCGCACTACCGCACGGTCGGACTCAACGGCGAGGACCTGCACGCGGACCTGCGCGCGCTTCCGGTGGCGAGCGACGAACTCGACGCGATGATCGTCACTGAGGTCCTGGAGCACTGCGAGGATCCGTTCGGGGCGATGCGCGAGATCTACCGGGTGCTGAAGCCGGGCGGCCTGCTGCTCGTGACGTCGCCGTTCTTCTGGCCGCAGCATGCGACGCGCGACTACAACGACTTCTGGCGGTTCACCGACCAGGGCTGGGCGCTGCTGCTGCGCCCGTTCCATGACGTGACGATCGAGCCGTGCCAGTGGACCGTCGAGGGCGCGCAGCTCTACGACCTACTGCGTCGCTTCGAGTGCTGGGGCAACGCGGCCAATGTGCAGGCGGCCACGGCCTATCTCTGCACGGGGAGGAAGTGATGGCGGGAACGACCTGTCAGAAGTGCCACCGGGCGGTGTTCGAGGCTGACGTCGACGCGGCCGGGCTCTGCGTCTTCTGCCAGGGCAGCCGGGAGCCGGCCCCGCCGGCGGCGGCGCCCAGACCCGCCCACAGGCCGGCCAGGCGGGGCGCCACGAGGCGATCGGAGGGCTCCGCGGCCCAGGAGCCGACCCTGGCGCCGGCGACGCCTGACGGCGGCGCTGGCGGGGGGGACATCGGGGAGGACGACTCGTGATTGTGGGGCGGACCTGGGCCTGGGGCCACATCCCGAAGACGGGCGGCGACGCGACCCGCGCGATGGTCACGGCGCTGGGGCTGGACGTCGAGCTGACGCCGGCCGCGGAGCGCGAGAAGCACAGCCCATTCGGCACGCATCTGGACCCCGACGGCAAGGACCGGATCTATGCCGCCAACATCCGTCGGCTGCCGGCCTGGACGATCAGCGTGCTCGTCCACCGTCGGGTCTTCGGCTGGTTCCCGCCGGACGCCAGCCCGCGCGCGGTCTCGGTCGAGGAAGCGATCGAGGGCGGCTGGGGGGACGAGCGGCTCGGGCTCTTGACGAACGACGGACGCACCGCCGTGAACCGCTGGCTCCGGACCGAGGTGCTCGCGAGCGATCTGCTCCGGTTGCTGGCCGAGGTCGAGCCGGTCGACGTGCTGGCGCGTGAGCAGCGGCGGCAGCGCCTGAGCAGCTTCCCGCGGGTCAACGCGATGACTTACGACCACGATCTACGGCAGTGGTTCACGCGGGCGCAGGTCGATGCGCTCTACGCGAAGAACCCGCAGTGGGTGGACATCGAGGACCGGATCTATGGTCGGGTCCAGGCGGTCGCGGTATGAAAATCCTGTTCGTGTGGCCGGCGGCCGAGTTCTCCGTCGCGGATGTGGCGCGGGGCTACCGGCTCGCGCTGACGAAGGCGGGCCACGACGTCGCCGACTATCGCCTCTCGCGGCGGTTCATGTATCACGTCCGCGCGCTCGGGGAGAAGAAGGCGCAGGACATGGGGCTGGTCGCGCGTCTGGCGAGCGAGAACGTCCTGCTCGAAGCGATCCGGAACCAGGTCGACCTGGTCATCATCGTCGCGGCGCTCTACTTCCATCCCGACGGGATCTGGTTCCTGGCGCGCTGCGCGCTGCCGACGGCCGTCATCTTCACCGAGTCGCCCTACTGCGATGATCGTCAGGCCAAGTTCGCCCAGGTCTACCCCGAGATGATCTGCGCCACGAACGAGCGCACGTCGGCCGCGCGCTACGGCTGGACCTATCTCCGGCCCGCCTATGACGCGGACATCCACAAGCCCGTGGCTGCGGACCCCGAGCAGGCGTGCGACGTGCTGATGATCGGCACGGGCTGGAAGGAGCGGATCCGGCTGCTCGAAGGCGTCGACTGGACGGGCATCAAGCTCCGGCTGCTCGGCTTCTGGCAGGCCGCCGGGTTCCTCGGCAAGGACAGCCCGCTGCTGCCGTTCGTGGTGGACAAGGCCATCAGCAATCTCGACGTCCCGCGCTACTACGCGAGCGCGAAGATCTGCCTGAACTCTCACCGCGCCGGCGACGGCGCCGAGAGTGTCAACCCGCGCGTGGTCGAGGCGGCGGCGTGCGGCGCGTTCCAGCTCAGCGATGCGCGCGCAGAGATGAGGGAGATGTTCCAGTGGGGCGGATCGTGGCCGCCGATGGCGCCGGTCATCCCGACCTTTGATGACAGCGAGAGCCTGGAGACCTTGATCCGCGAGTATCTCGCCGCCGACGAGCGGCGGCGGTGTCACGCCGCGCAGGCGCGGAAGTGCGTGCAGGGCGAGACGTTCGATGTGCGGGTGGCGACGTTGATGGAGGCGTTCGAGCGACGGCGCGAGAGCGTCGCCGTCTGAGAGAGGGAGGAGACCGATGGGGACCATTCACGGAAAAAACGCCGTGCTCTACATGGCGGGGACCGCAGCCGGGAACGCCGTGCAGATCGCGGAGGCGGCCGAGTTCACGATCGACACCGACCGTGACCTCGATCCGGATCCCGCACTCGGGGACGAGTGGGAGACGAAGCTCAAGGGGCTGAAGCGCTTCTCGGGATCGTTCAACGGGAACTTCGACGACGCGCAGAAGGTCGTCTTCGACGCGGTCGACGCAGACGACGACGCCGTTGGGTTCTATCTCTACCCCGCGGTGAGCGCGGTGACGCGCTACTACTACGGAGACATCTTCCCCGTTGTGTCGATCTCGGGCGGCACGGGTGGGCGGGTGACCTTCGCGGTGACGTTCGACGGGCAGGGACAGCTCGCCACGAACCCGTAGGCGTCTCGATGCGCGCGCAGGGGATCACTGGCGAGCTGCGCGCCAGCTATCACGTCGCGGCTCGCCTCGGTCGGTGGACGATGGAGTCGATCCTGACTCTGCCGGTGCGCCGCTATGCGGTGAGTGCGCAGGTCTACGACGTCGACGCCTACTGGATCACGCAACCCGTCGCGCTCATTCTCTACATGGGTCGTGAGAGCTGGGTCTGGGCACCTGCGCAGACCCAGCTTCGCGACCGTCTGCCCGACAACGTGCTGCTGCAAGTGCTCGATCGTCCGTTCACCTTGAAGGAGGTTCCATGTCCACACAGCGCAGTGATGACTTTAATCCGTGGGTCTGCCAGCCCGAGACCGTCCAGCTCGACCTCGAATGGCGCGGTCGCGCGTTCTACATCCTGATCAAGAAGCGGCTCAACACCGGGGAGGACCGGGCCGTGCGCGGCGCGGCGATCCACGGGATGCGCGGCTTCGCCAAGCCAGGGCAGGACCCGAAGGACGTCGACCCCGAGCTGCTCCTGAATTGGAAGCTCGCCGGCTACACCCGGCTGGAGACCTACATCGTCGAGTGGTCGCTTGCGACCGACGCGGGCGTCAAGCTCCCGATCCCGTCGAAGGATCGCGGGCAGCTCGAAGCGCTCGACTCGGCCCTGACCGACGTCATGGAGGATGCCATCACGGCGTTCATCGAGGCGCGAGACGCGGCGGAGGAGCCGCTAAAAAAAGTGGGGAGCAGCTCGATCGAGACGAGCGCAAAAAAGCTGAGCGCCTGACCGACCTGCGGCTCATGCAACGGATGCGCTGCTCCTATCCGGAGCTGATGGCCTTGCCCCTCGACTACTACGACGAGGCGATCGAGATGCTCAACGAAGACGACCGCCGGCAGCAAGCCGCGAACGAGCGGGCGAAGATGCAGGCGCGGCGTCGAGGCTAACTGATGGCGTTCTCTGCCGGCGAGATCGAAGCCATCTTCAAGATGCGCGATCAGCTCACGAAGGAGCTGAAGCGCGTCGTGGTCGAGCTCCGTCAAGCCGGGAAAACCGCCAAGGACGTCGGTCGACAATTCGAGACAGTCGGGACGAAGGTGCAGTCGGCCGGGTCGGCGATGCTGCCGTTCTCGGCCGCGCTCGCCGCCGGTGCCATCGCCGCGTTCAAGTTCGGGAACGACTTCGACGTGTCGATGACCAAGATCATCACCTTGGTCGGCATCGGCGCGACCGAGGTCGACGGGATGCGGAAGACCGTCCTCGATCTCGCCGGCGCGACGGCGAAGGCGCCGCAGGAACTCGCCGACGCGCTCTTCGTCGTGACCTCGGCCGGCGCGCGTGGGGCCGAGGCGCTGGAGATTCTTGAGGCGGCGGCGAAGGCGTCGGCCGTCGGCCTCGGGGCGACCGAAGATATTGCGCGCGCGGTCACGTCGGCGCTCACGGCCTACGGGAGCGAGAACCTCAGCGCGTCCCAAGCCACGAACGTGCTCTTCAAGACGGTCCGCGAAGGCAACCTCAACGCGGGAGAGCTGGCCAGCTCGCTCGGTCGCGTCATCGGTGTCGCGGCCGAGATGGGCGTGTCGTTCGCCGACGTCGGCGCGGTGGTCGCGACCTATACCCGCCTGGGCGTCAGCGCGGAAGAGGCGACGACGGGCCTGCGGTCCGTGCTGACGGGGCTGCTGGCGCCGACCACGGAAGCGGCGAAGGTCCTGGAGTCGGTGGGGCTCTCGGCCGAGGGGCTCCGCAAACAGATCAAGGATGAGGGGCTGCCTGCGACCCTGGTCGGGTTGTCGAAGGCGTTCAAGGGCAACACCGAAGCGCTCGCCGGCGTCATCCCGAACGTCCGCGCGCTGTCGACCGTGCTCGGCGTCGCCGGGTCGCAGAGCGAGTCGTTCCTCCAGATCGCGAAGTCGATCGCCAGCGAGAACGACGCGCTCGCCGAAGGCTTCGCGACCGTCGCCGACACCGTCGACTTCAAGTTCAACAAGGCCCTGACGGATCTCCAGACAACGGCCATCTCCACCTTCGAGGCGTTCAAGGGGCAGTTCGCGTTCATCATCGAGGGCTTCACGACGATCGTCGGGGCGCTCCAGCGGGCCGTCGACGTCCTCGAAGTGCTCTCGCCGACGGCGAAGAACGTCGTCGCTGGGCTCGTGGCGCTCGGGGCCGTGGCGGCGCCGGCGCTCATCGTGCTCGGCAGTGCGATCCGTGTGGTCGGCTTCGCCATGCAGGGCCTCGGGGTCGCGACCGCCGCGGGCGGTCTCTCGTTCGCAGGCTTGACCGCCGTGCTCATCCCGCTCGCCACCGTCGTCGCGATCGCCGCTGCCGCGTTCGCCCTGTTCAAGTTCCTGGAGTGGATCGGCCTGGTCGATTTTCTGAGTGATTCCATCGAGAGTCTGGCCGCGAGCATGGCGGGCGTCACGGACGCCGAACTCGCCGCGACGCGCGAGGCGCGGGCGTTCGCCGAGGGCCTGGGGAGCACGGCCACCGTCGCCGAACGCCTGGCGACGCAGCTCGGCGGCGCCGGGCTCATCAGCGACATGAGCATGCTCGAAGGGTTGATGATCAACCTCGCCCAGGCGGGCCTGCTGGACGCCGCCGCGATGAAGACGCTCGCCGATCGCGCGAAGGACCTCCAGGCGGGCGGCCAGGAGTTGACGACGGGACTCGCGCGTGTCGTCGCCGAGATGGATCGCCAGGCGTTCAGCGCCGACAAGGCGGGGGCGGCCCTGGTGCGCGAGAAGCAGGCGTCGGCCGATGCCGCCAAGGCCGCGGGAGAGCTGGAGAAAAGCCAGACGGCGATCAACGCGGCGTTCACCGAGCTGGGCTTCACGACGATCCCGGAGGTCACGAAGGAACTCCGATTGCTGGAAGCGGTCGAGCGGAAGGCCATCGCCGCCGGCACGTCGGAGCGGGACGTCGCGGCGCTTCTCTCGGATGCCTACACCGAACTCGCGGACCGGGCGAAGGCGTCGGGTCTCGGCATCGACGCGCTGACCGCCGCCGTCGACCGGAACCGGGGCACGATCCAGCAGACCATCGAAGTGATTGACGTCGCGGCGGTCGGGGCTGGCGTGTTCGGGGTTGCGATGCAGGGAAGTGCCGGCAACGTCGAGGGGCTGAGCGAGTCGGTGCTCGACGCGCGGCAGAAGGCGGCGGACATGGCCGACGCCTACAAGCTGCTGGGGGTGACGACCACGTCGTCCCTGACCGAGGCGCGCATCGCGGCCCAGGAAGCGTTCACCCTGATCAAGGAGAGCGGCACGGCCACCAGGCAGGAGGTCGAGGTCGCGATGATGGCGCTCGCCGACGCGGTCAAGGCCGAGACCGGACGGGCGGCGACGTTCGGCAGCCAGGCGTTCCGGACGATGGCGACGGCGATCGAGGGGAGCTTCGCGCAGATGACCGCGGGGACGAAGAGCTTCGCCGACGCGTTCAGCGACATCTGGAACTCGTTGAAGGCCGGCTTCCTTGGCGGCCTGACGGAGATGCTCGGCGGGTTCCTCGGGAAGTTCATCCCCGGCATGAACCAGGGCTTCTCGTCACTGAGTGGAACGGCGTCGACGGCACTGACCGGCGGCGGTGGGGTCAGCAGCATCTTCGGCGGCGTGTTCAAGGAGGGCGGCAAGCTCGCCGGAATCATGGGCGCGTTCGGCGGGCTCGCGGGGACCGCGATCACGGGCGGGCTCCTCGCGCTCGCGCCGCTCGCGGCGAAGGCGCTGGTGCCGCTGGGGAAGGCCGTCTGGGGTGGCCTGAAGAAGATCGGCGGCTTCTTCAAGGGCATCTTCGGCGGGCCGAACGCCGCCGAGCTGGCCGGGCGCGAGATCGCGGAGCAGTTCACGGCCACCGCGGGGTCGATGCTGAACGACACGGCGCGGATCGAAGCGGGGAACGAAGCCTGGAAGATCGACGTCATCGCCGTCCGCGACGCCTACCTCGCGCTCGGCCTGTCAGAAACGCAAGCCCTGGCCGACGTCGAGGCGATCTGGGACGCGACCGCGAAGGGGCCGGAAGCGACGCAGGCGGCCGTCGAGAAGGTCATGGGGCCGATGACCGAGGCGCTCCAGCTCGCCGAGACCGTCGGCGCGCCGAGCGTGCAGGCGCTCCGGGACGCGATCATGGACGCGGAGACGCGCGGCGTGTCGACCGCCGAGGTGCTCAACCAGCGATTCGGGACGGAGATCCCCGAGGCGCTCGCGCAGTCAGTGGAGGCGATGGTCGGCATGAGCGATGCGATCGTCGCGACGGGCGAGACGACGAAGGAAGCGACCGGCGTCATGGCCGAGGCGGTCGCCGCCGTGGGCGAGAACATGTTGGAGGTCGGCAAGACGACGGCCGACGTGACGGCGGGGATGAGCAAGGACGCGCAGTTGGCGACCGACACGTTCGTCGCCGGCACGGGCGAGATTCAGGTCGGGCTCGGGCTCGTGAAGATGTCGTCGGACGAGCTGCTTCAGGGCATCGAGAAGATGAGCGGCGGCGCGCAGGGTGAGTTCGAGGCCGTGCAGGGCGCCATCGGCTCGACCGGGCAGCTCTCCGACGAGCTGCTCGCGAAGATCCAGGCGCTCGACGCGCAGGATGTCGTGATCGATGTCTCCTTCGACGTGGGGAAGTTCCCGAATTTGCCGGGCCGTCTCTCAAGCGAAGTCGAAAGGCTTCAACGCGGCGGCATCGTGCGTCGGCCGACGCTCGCGCTGCTCGGTGAAGCCGGACCCGAGGCAGTCATCCCACTCGACGGCAGCGGTGGCGGTGGCGGCGGCGCCGGCGAGGTGAACGTCGAGATCAACATCAGCGCGCTCGATGGCGCAGATGTCAAGCGGGTCTTCGACCGGAAGATCATGCCGCTGCTCGTGAAGACGTTGCGCGGCAACCGGGCACACGGACGGTCCGACATCCGCGACGCGATGAACGTCAACGAGGAGAAGCGCTAGCGTGGCGAAGCTCCAATACATCAGGCCGTCGGACAACCCGGTCGGCGCGCTGCTGGCCAGCGCGTTCACCGTCGAGAGCGGCGGCGAGGATGGCGCGTTCCCGGCCGAGAACATCGGCGACCTGAACGTGGCGAAGCCGGCGAAGCTCACGTCGACGAGCGGCCGGTGGGAGATCGACCTCGGCAGCGCGCAGGAGATCAACCTCGTCGCGCTCATCCATCACAACTTCGACGCGGGCCTGGGCGTGCGCATCCAGGGCAACTCGGTCGCGGCGACCTGGGGTGCGCCGCCGCTCGACGAAGCGATCACGATCCCGGCGTTCGACCTCGACCGGTTCAGCGTCAACCCGTTCGTCGACCTGACTGGCGTGAGCCCGCGGACGTTCCAGTATTGGGCCGTGGAGATCGTCGGCGCCAACACCGAGTTCCCCGCGCTCGGCCAGGTCATCCTCTCGGGGGCGTTGCGCTCGTTCGGTCGGAACGTCCTGTTCGAGTCGAGCGAAGGCGAGATTCTGCCGGCGCGCGCGAACACGACCGACCTCGGCGTGCCCTGGGCTTACCGCCTGGGCTCGAAGTGGCGCACGCGGAACGCGTCGTTCTTCCGCGGCGACAGCGGGGTCGACTTCGCCGACTTCCTCTCGCTCGTCCGGGACGCGAACGGGATCGCCCAGGCGTGGCTGGAGATTCCCGACCCGGCCGTGAACGATGCGCGGTGGGTGCGCTTCGGCGGCGACTCAGTGACGGCGGCGCGCCAGCGGCTCGGCTCCCGGCGGGACCGGTGGCCCTGGGTGACCGAGGAGGTCAGCCGCGGGCTGACGCTCTACAGTTCGAGCCAGTAGCATGGCAGTCTTCCGCGACTTCACCGGGATGGAAACGGGCCTTCAGGCCGCCGGCTGGACGCCGTCGCCGGGGTTGATCTTCTTCGTGCGCACGGCGCGGCGCACGGGGCAGTTCGGTCTCAATATCCTGAAGGCGATCGCAGCCGCCGGCGGGAACTACCGCTTCGACCTGATCCCGAATCCTGGGCCAGCCGTGCCGGGCGCGCCAGATCTCATCGGGAAGCTCCGCTTCTGGGTGCGCTTCAACGCGTTCCCGTCGGCTGATAAGCACGCGGTCGGCGGGTGGACCTTCGGCGACGCGACCTTCATCCTCGCGGGGCTCTACATCGACAGCTCGCCGACGAACGAGGCCGAGATTTTCGTCAGCGTCGACGCGATCGGCTTCACGTCGATCGGGACCGTCGTCAAGAACCGGTGGTATCGCGTCGAGGTCGACACCGTCATCCACGACGACACGTCGGGTTCCGCGGCGGATGACTTCCTCCGGGTCACCGTGCGCGTCCACGGCGCCGACGTCCAGAGCGGGTCTGATCAGAAATCCCCGTCGGTCAGCTTCCGAATAACGTCGGTCGCGATCGGGAGCCCGAACGTCGTGCCGGTGGCGACGGTGGACTTCGACTATGACGACATCGTCTTCGAGGTCCACGATGACGGCATCGCGTTCTCGGTGCCCGTGCAGACCGTCGTCGCGCCCGTGCCGGTCGACGTGATCGACGATCCGCAGTCCATCGGGCAGACCGGTGACCGCGACGATCTCGACGAGCGGCCGATGGACTTAGCCGACCTGGACGTCGTTAGCATCCCCGCGAACGGCGACCAGGTCATCATTCACCACCGGCCGATGTGCGTGCGGGGCGTCACGGCGTGGAAGGTCAACGTCGTTGCCAACGGGACCTCCCCGACGGAGACGCACGCGATCCTGATCTCGGGCGTCGAGTTCCTGGTGACCGTCGGTCCGACGGGAACCTTCCGCGAGGCGACGCGCTACGCCGACCTGACCGAGGCCGAGTTCAACGCGCAGAACATGGGTCTGCGGAACAAGACCGGGACGACGCTCGGACTGAACGCCATCATCGGAGAGCTGCTCTGCACGCGCGCCGAGGCGCTGCTCACCTCCGAGGACGCGGTCCGGGGCGACACGATCCCGATGACGTGGGTCGAGTTCATCGACTCGAACGACCAGGTGCACGTCTGGGGTGCGCAGGACGTCGCGGCGCCGCCGGCCCAGCCGACGCTCCCAGTCGGCGACGCGCCGCGGACCGAGCAGGAGTTTCAGGAGGGACGCGTCCTCAGCTTCTCAACGATTGAGCGCGGCCTGTCCGACTTCGGCGGGCAGCCCGAAGATGTGGCGTTCGGCTGGACGCTGAACGACAGCGACCGCGAGATCCGCAAGCTGCTCCGGGCCGAGGCGACGCGGGCCTTCATCGGGCGCGATGTGCTGCTGCGGGTGCACACGATCCGGGACCGCTTCCTGGAGATCAAGCCGTTCACGCTCGGCCGCGGCATCGTCGAGCGCTACAACCCGAGCAGCAACCTCCAGTTCGAGTTCGAGGCGACCGGCGCCGTGCTCCGCACGGATCGGAGTGGACGGAACCGCGACCAGATCCCGAGGCGCCGCATCTCACCGACGTTCTTCGGCGACTGCCCCGAAGACAATCTCGACGGCCCGGAGCCGATCATCTATGGCTCGCTCAGCTCGTTCCCGGACGAGTCGCAGGGCGCCGCCTCCCCGGCCGGCGTCACGGTGCCGCTGGCGGTGGCGAACGTCGCAGCGAAAGGGGTCGCGCAGTCCGGCGCCGCGCCGAGTGGCGTCACCGCGGTCGCGACGCTCACGGCGGGCTATCAGCACGAGATCATCACCTACACGGGAGACGGCACGACAGGCCGGGCAATCACCGGCATCGGGTTCCAGCCCGACGTCGTGATGATCAAGGCGCGCAACGGGGGGAGTGCGATCGGGAGCGCGTTCAAGACCGGAGATTATGTCGGGCTCGCCTCGCAGGACTGGAACGGCGGGCTGATCGCGACGCAAGGCATCGAGTCGTTCGACGCGGATGGCTTCTCGGTCGGCAGCGACGTCCGGGTGAACCAGAGCGTCGTGGTCTACGTGGTGATCTGCATCTCGAAGGGCACGGAGGAGTTCTTCAAGCACGGCACCTACGTCGGCGACGGCGCCGACGACCGGGACATCGTGATTGCGGCGGGCTTCCAGCCGGCTTATCTGTTCGTCAAGAACGAGACCGGCAGTGCGGCCGTCTACCGCGGGCTGTCGCACAGCGGCGACGAGTCGACGATCCTGGCGTCGACGGCGCAGACCACCGACCTTATCCAGGCGTTCAACTCCGACGGGTTTCAGGTCGGGGCGGACACTCTCGTCAACCAGAGCACGGTGACCTTCTACTGGTTCGCGTGGAAGAACCTGAATAATGCGCTCGATGCCTTCATGGAGTCGGGGTCCTACGTGGGCACGGGCGGGACGCTGATCGTCAGCAGCCCGGTCCTGGCGCCGCTGTGGCTGATGCTCCGGCCACAAGCGGCCGGAAGCGGGGCGACGTGGAAGCACACGTCGCACCCGACGAACATTAGCTGCGATTGGGGCTCGCCCGCGGACGCCGCCGCCCGGATTGTGGATCCGTTCCCGACGGGGACCGGGTTCACGGTCCAGTTTGTCATGTCGATCCTCGGCGTCACGCATCACTTCTTCCTGTTCGCCTCGGCCTCGGTGACTCTGGCAAGCGCCGGTGGCGGCGGGTTGACACCGGAGAACCAAGACGTCACGCGCCACTACCGCGTGAGCGCCATCGTGGGCGGGAAGGAGACGAAGCTCAGCACGCGCGTCTCGGCGACGACGAGCAACACGCACCGGTCGATCACGGTCACCTGGAACGTGGTCGCCAGCGCGACCGAGATCCTGCTCTACAGCTCGACGCGCCAGGACTTCCGGCAGTTCGCCTTCTCGCAACTCGCGGGTGGGGCGACGTCGTTCAGCGACGACGACGTCCCACGGAATCAGACGCGCGAGCAATTGGCGAACGACGCGACGGGCGGGACGCGCGCGCTCGGGCTGCGCGAGAGCGTCAAGTATCTCGTCTACGCGCGGCTGGCCGACGGCGGCTTCAGCCGGCCCGGCGAAGCGATCCTCGATGCGCTCCTCGATGGGGACGACATCAGCTCCGACAAGACGAGCTTCGCGCCGCGCCACGGCGATCGGGATGCGCGGGTCACGTGGGACGCGTTCGCGGACGCGGTCGGCTACTCGATCTTTCGCTGGACGGCCTTCCACGCGGACGACCGGGGCTGGTTCGATCAACGGACCGATGTCGCCGCGACGGTGCTCTCGCTGCTCGACACGCTCGTCTTCGGGCGGCAACGTCCGCCGGTGCTCCTGCCGAGCGGCAAGCCAGGGAGGCCACCGAAGGCGCGCGACAATGCCGGGGCCGTGCCGCTCATCCACGTCGGGACCGAGGTCATCAGCAGCGTTCGCTACCAGCGGTTCCTGCTCGCGAGTCACGCCGTCAAGGAGGTCCAGGCGATCTTCAAGAGCCGCGCTGACGACGCGGGCGCCGGCGTCGACGCCGACGGCGAGCGGCCGGACGCCGACACGTTCCAGCAGGTCCAGGACGCCGAGATCGGTGTGAGCTGGCTCATCCCTGCCAAGACCGGCTGGCCGTTCGCCGACGACTTCCGCGACCTGACCGACGCCGACGGGAACGTGCGCCGCTACACGCTCATCTACACGACCGAGGACCCGGTGCCCGAGAGGGTCCTCGCGAACGTGCTGGGCATCGAGGACATCGGCGACGGCTCTGGCATGCTGATCGAGCGCGTGCTCCAGCAGTTCAAGCACTGCGCGGCGAACTTCCTGGTCGGCAACTATCAGAGCGGCGGCTGGGGCGTAACGCCGACGTTCCTCATCGACGGCGAGGAGCAAATCGATCTCGACAGCTTCGACGAGGCCGACGATCAGACCGCGCTCCGCATCGACGGCGGCTATGTCGGCGCCGGCATGCTCGGGAACGAGGGCGCGTTCACGTCGATCCGCGCGGTGCTTGCCGAGTTCGCGCAGAGCAGCGACGTCGACGTGGGCATCAACCACGT